GATGACTCCGAAGGTTATACTTTGCTGCCCTACTTTTGGATCCCAGAGGATAACGTTGATCTGCGGGTGCGCCGTGATCACGTCCCCTATGATATCTGGAAACAGCAGGGATATTTACAAACCACAGAAGGTAATGTCGTCCACTATGGCTTCATAGAACACTTCATTGATGATCTCGGAAAGAAATACCATATCAAGGAAATTGCCTTTGACCGTTGGGGTGCAGTCGAAATGGTCCAGAATCTTGAAGGAATGGGCTTCACGGTAGTGCCATTTGGCCAAGGGTTCAAAGATATGACTCCACCAACCAAAGAGTTGATGCGCTTAACTTTGGAAAAGAAAATTGCTCACGGTGGACACCCAGTTTTGCGTTGGATGATGGACAACATCTACATTCGAACTGATCCGGCAGGCAACATCAAACCAGATAAAGCAAAATCAACTGAAAAGATAGATGGCGTAGTGGCCACCATTATGGGACTGGACCGTGCTATCCGAAATGAGGATAATGGTGATTCTATTTATGATGGTCGAGGTCTATTAATGTTGTAATTACGAAGAACTGAAAGGAGTTGATGCAATGAGTCTATTTAATAAATTGTTCCATACCAATAAAGCTTCACCCAAAAACACCCTATCCAGCACCATGTCATTTTTCTTCGGCAGTTCGATGGCTGGCCAAAATGTGACCGAACGCACCGCAATGCAGAATACAGCAGTTTATGCTTGCGTGCGAGTCTTGGCTGAAGGATTAGCTGAACTGCCACTCCACATTTATCAATACACCAGCGATGGCGGTAAACAGCGGGCAATTAACCACCCGCTTTATTTTTTGCTTCATGATGCGCCAAATCCAGAAATGACCAGTTTTATCTTTCGTGAAACCATGATGAACCATTTATTGCTGTGGGGTAATGCCTATGCACAAATCATTCGAAACGGTCAAGGCGAGATCACTGGGCTCTATCCTTTGATGCCTGATCGAATGGACGTTAACCGTGCTGCCAACGGTGAAATCTACTACACCTATACTCGCAACTACGATGATTACCAGGCAAAAAATAAATCGAAGCAAGTAATTCTCTTGTCCGATGAAGTCCTTCATATCGCAGGGTTAGGATTTGATGGTTTGATCGGCTACAGCCCTATTGCTATGGCTAAGAATGCGATTGGATTATCTATGGCCGCCGAACAATATGGAGCCACCTTCTTCAATAATGATGCCACGCCTGGTGGTGTTCTCGAGCATCCTAATGTAGTCAAAGACCCTGAACGGCTTCGGAAAAGTTGGCAGTCACAATTTTCGGGATCTAATAATCACAGCATTGCTGTCTTGGAAGAAGGAATGACTTTTCATCAACTTTCCATTCCACCTGACCAAGCGCAATTTCTTGATACCCGAAAATTCCAACTCGACGAAATTGCCAGAATTTTTCGTGTACCACCGCATATGGTTGGTGACCTAGATCGTTCGACTTTCTCAAATATCGAGCAACAATCACTAGAATTTGTAAAGTACACCCTGAACCCTTGGTGTATTCGCTGGGAACAAGCTATGAATCAACAGCTACTGTCCGCTGATGATCAACGAAAATATTTCGTTAAGTTCAACGTTGATGGCCTTCTGCGCGGTGACTACGAAAGTCGCATGAACGGTTATGCCATTGGGCGCCAAAATGGCTGGTTGTCCGCAAACGATATTCGGGAACTTGAAGATCTAAACCGCATCCCTACTAATGAAGGCGGTGACGAATACTTGGTAAATGGCAATATGCTACCACTCAACCAAGCTGGTAACTTCTATAATTCTCAACCATCTAAAGAAAGTGAGGAACCGAAAGAATGAAACGTTTCTGGAACTGGAGCGGTCCTCAAAATCAACGTGTCTTAACTATCAACGGTACGATTGCTGAAGATAGCTGGGTTGATGATGAAGTCACTCCCCAAGTATTTCAAGATGAATTAAGTCAAGGGAAAGGGCCAATCAATCTCTGGTTAAATTCTCCCGGTGGTGACTGTGTCGCTGCCAGTCGCATTTACACGATGCTAATGAATTATCCCGATGACGTGAACGTCAAGATTGACGGTATCGCTGCTTCAGCGGCATCAGTTATCGCCATGGCAGGAACAAAAGTTTCCATGGCTCCAACCGCGATGATCATGATCCATAATCCATTAACCATTGTTGGTGGACAAAAAGAAGATCTTGATCAAGCTGCACAGATGCTAGCTGAAACCAAAGAATCAATCATTAATGCCTATGAGCTTAAAACAAATCTACCCCGCGAGAAGATTTCAGCCATGATGGATGACGAAACCTGGATGAACGTTAACAAGGCCATCGAGTTAGGCTTTGCTGATGATATGCTAGGTCAAAATAAAGATATCACAGATTGTTATTCCTATTCGGATAAGCAATCGGATCTCGTTGTCCTCAATAAACTCAAACGAACAAGCCAAAATACTATCTCTGTAAAGTCGCTACAAAAGCGACTTTCTTTGTTATCACACTAATTTTTAGGAGGACTTATCAATGAGTAAGATTACTGAATTACAAGAAAAGCGTGCCCGTATTTGGAAGCAAGCAAAGGATTTCCTGGATGCTAAGCAAAAGGAGTCGGATGTACTATCAGCTGACGACAATGCCCGCTATGAAAAGATGGAGCAAGAAGTTGTCGACCTCGGCAAGGAAATCGATCGACGGCACAAGCAGGCAGAAATTGAAGCGGCACTGAACCAACCCACCAGTAAGGCCCTTACTAATTCCCCAACTGCTGGAAAACTACCGAAGAGTCAAGACGCTTATGCGCAAAACTTCTGGCAAATGATGCGTGGTCATGCGGTCGTTGATTCACTGAAAGAAGGTACGGATCCAGATGGTGGCTTCCTAGTGCCCGACGAATTTGAAAACCAACTTATCCAAAAGTTGCAAGAAGCAAATGTCCTACGAACCATCAGCCATGTCATCCAAACCAACAGCGGTGAACACAAGATTCCGGTTGTTGCCAGCGAAGGAACAGCTGCTTGGCTTGAAGAAGAAGCAGCCTACACAGAGTCCAACACGCAATTTAGTCAGGTGTCACTAGGCGCCCATAAGTTAGGAACCCTAATCAAAGTGTCGGAAGAATTACTAAACGATTCCGCATTTGATTTGATGTCCTATCTCTCTGATGAATTTGGCCGCCGACTCGGTAATGCCGAAGAACAAGCCTTTTTAACCGGTACCGGTACTGGTCAACCTACTGGCATCTTAACCGACACTAATGGTGCTTCAGCTGGATCAACAGCTGCTAAGGCCTGATTCATTAACTTTTGATGATTTAATCGATCTCTTCTATTCTTTGAAGACACCATACCGTCAAAATGCTGTCTTTTTGATGAATGATGACACCTGTGAAGGCCATCCGCAAGATGAAAGATAAAAATGACCAATACATTTGGCAACCTTCCGTTCAAGCAGGTCAGCCAGATAGAATCCTCAACTGCCCTGTTTATACCAGTCCATTCATGCCAACACTGTCTGCTTCCAATAAGCCAGTTCTCTTTGGCGACTTCAATTACTACTGGATTGCAGATCGACAAGGCCGAACTTTCAAACGTCTTAATGAACTTTATGCCGTAACTGGTCAAGTTGGTTTTTTAGGCTCACAACGAGTTGACGGCAAAGTTATCCTACCAGAAGCAATTAAAACCCTTGTCCATGGCTGCTAAATAGAAAGGATTGATGAAATGTGGCTGCTATTACTTTGGCCGAAGCAAAAGCCTACCTGAGAGTAGACAACACTGTTGAAGATGATCTCATTACAAAGTTGATTGGATCGGCAACAGCTACGGTCGAGAATGTGCTTCGCCAACCACTATCAGCGTTTGATCCCCTCCCTGATGATATTCATACCGCGATTCTCTATACCGTGGCTTACCTTTACGAATATCGGGAAACAGCTGATTTTGATGCCATGATTAAATTTCTTCGGGCCATCTTGTCCCCTTACCGGAAGGAGGAATTTTAATGCAACAGCAAAACGAACGTATCAGTAAGATTGCTGATATTGGTGAGCTAGATCGACGCATTACGCTGATGAAAAAGAAATATGTCGGCGAAAATCCTAATACTGGAATGTCGATGTACAAGGATGTTCGCCTGGGCGATGTCTGGGCAAAAGTTTCTGCCCTGCACGGTCAAGAGTATTACACGGCGGTTAGTGTGAAGTTGGAAAAACAATTATCATTCATCATTCGATATCGCGACGATGTTGATGAAGAAACCAACATATGGTTTGAAGGACGTGGCTACAATATTGGCTTCATTGACGATGTTAAATACAAACACGAGTATATGGAGATCAAGGCCGAATATTCGAGAGGAGTTGATAACCCTGATGAAGACAACTAGTTTAACAATAATTAATACTTGTTTTGGTGCAATTGGTGCCTTTCTTGGCTGGTTTCTGGGAGGACTCGACGGTTTATTATATGTTCTCCTGATTTTTATGGTCGTGGACTACATCACTGGAGTCCTTTGCGCAGTTAATGAGCATAAATTATCCAGTGAGATTGGTTTTCGCGGGCTTACTCGCAAAGTGCTAATTCTAATGTTGATTGGCATTGCACACTGCCTTGATATTTACCTATTAAAGAACGGTTCTGCTATTCGCACTGCTACTATTTTCTTCTACATTTCTAATGAAGGTATTTCGCTGTTAGAAAATACAAGTCGATTAGGATTACCAGTGCCTGATAAATTAAAAAATGTCCTTCAACAACTTCACAACAAGAATGGTGACAAGCAATGATTCCCGGAATTGATATTTCTGAATGGCAAGGCCACGTAAACTTTAATGCAGTTAAGGCTAGTGGCATTAAATTCGTCCTAATTCGAGCTGGCTATGGTCGCTCTGCTAGCCAAGCAGATAATTATTTTGCTGAACACTACGCACAGGCAAAAGCAGCTGGTTTACAAGTTGGTGCCTATTGGTACTCTTACGCTGTTTCACCAGCTGACGCAGCTAACGAAGCGCGAGCCTGCTTAACCGTCCTTGGTAATCGTCACTTTGATTATCCAATCTACTTTGATCTAGAAGAAAAGTGGCAATTTGCTAACGGACGCAACTTCTGTGATAGCTTAGTAAAAAGCTTCTGTAGTGTTTTGGAACAGAATGGTTGCTATGCCGGACTGTATATTTCGCGATCACCACTGCAAAATTACATTTCACCTTCCGTCGCTCAACGCTATGCCGTCTGGGTGGCTGAATATGGTCCGTGTTGTAACTACAATGGTAATTACGGAATCTGGCAACATTCCTCTACTGGTTCTGTTCCAGGTGTCAATGGCAACTGTGATCTAGATTATGCCTACATTGACTACGCAGCTGTCATTAACAAAAAGCAGCCAGTTACCAGGAAGAACCCTGATGAGCTAGCTATTGAAGTCTTAAATGGTCAATGGGGTAATGGTACCGATCGTCAACAGCTCTTAACCGCTGCTGGTTATGACTATGCGGTGGTCCAAGAAAAGGTTAACCGTCTCTTGAACCGTAAGTCAGTTGACCAAATTGCACGCGAAGTTATCCGAGGATCCTGGGGAAATGGTAATGAACGAATCAACCGCTTGAAGCAAGCCGGCTATGACCCCACCCAAATTCAAAAACGAGTTAATCAATTATTGTAACTTTTGCCTGTGGACTCCGGTCTGCAGGCTTTTTTCTTTTACCATGGTTTACTTTTCTGCTTGTTCTGGCTTATCAGTGGAGGTAATTAAATATGGTAAAGAAAGTACAACCAGTAACCCATCAACCACTAATAACAACAAATAAGAATATTAGTTCCGAGCAATTATTGAACGATTTACACTATCAACAATCCAAACAGATTATTCAAAGTCTGCTCAACAAGGGGTTAATCTCGACCACTGAATTTGAAGACATTGATACCTTAAATAAACAAACATTTCCGTCATTATTGGGGCCCGGAAGCGTTGATACATCAAAGTTCTAGAGCTAACATACCACACTGACGAAAGGAGGGTTACCATGTCGACCATTACTAAAATTCAAAGCTACCAACGTGATGTTAAACAACTCCGGGTGGCAGCCTACTGTCGGGTTTCAACGGACAACATTGAACAGTTGGAAAGTCTTGAAAATCAACGTATTCATTACCAAGAATACATCAGTAATCATTCAGACTGGCAATTAGCTAAGGTCTATTACGATGAAGGAATTTCAGGTACCAAATTGACGAAGCGTAATGCCTTAAAAGAATTACTAGCTGATTGTCATAATCACCGAATTGACTTAGTAATTACCAAGTCGATCAGCCGCTTATCGAGGAACACTACCGACTGTTTACAAATAGTTCGAGAACTGCAGCAGTTGAACATTCCAATTATCTTTGAAAAGGAACATATTAATACTGGAGCAATGGCTAGCGAATTATTTCTATCGATTCTCAGCAGTATCGCTCAGGATGAATCTCATTCCACTGCAGGAAATTTACGCTGGGCAATCAGGCAACGTTTCGCTAGTGGCAAATTTCGAGTATCTTCAGCCCCCTACGGATATTCAATTGAAGGTGGCAACTTAGTCATCAATCGGGCTGAAGCCAGGATTGTGCGAGAAATCTTTCAACAATTTTCAAAGGGAATGTCAGCTAGTCAAATTGCTAAAGGATTGAGTCATAAACACATACCAACAAAGCGTGGTGGACAATGGCGAAGTAACACCGTGATTAACATCTTACGAAACAGTAATTACACCGGTGATATGCTCTGCCAAAAGACTTATCGTGATGATCAATATCACCGTCATTTTAATCAAGGTGAACTCACTCAATACTTAATTGAAGATCATCATCCTAGTTTGGTTAGTCATGAAATTTTTAATCGGGTTCAAGGGTTGCTTACAGAAGTAGTCCAAAAGCGCCATATCGAAACTGGCAGCCATAAGTACCAACAACACTACCTGTTTTCTGGGAAAATCACTTGTGGTAATTGTGGAACTATTTTTAAACGACAAACACGTCCCAATAAAATCTACTGGGCTTGTCAAAAGCATTTAAAATCAACTAAACAATGCCCAATTAAGGCAGTTCCCGAAGCAAGTCTAGAAGTGGCTTTCTGTAATATGATGAATAAACTCGTTTACAGCAGGAAGTTCTTATTACAGCCATTGTTAGAAAACTTACGAGTTCAGGCTAACAGTGATACCAACGGTCAGCTAAATTCTTTAACCGAACGGATCAAAGCAAATGACCATAAAGCTGAAACGTTAACCGAACTGATGCAATCAGGACTGATAGATAAGTCTATCTACGTAAACCAAACTGCTCAGCTCGAACAGGATACCTACCAGTGCCGTGAAAAGGTCAAGCAGCTCCACAGTAGAAATACTGATTCGGCTAACAGTTTTGAAGATGTACGATCCTTACTACATTGGTGCCAACAAGATCAAGAACTGTCAGGATTTGATAAAACTCCGTTTCAGGATTTTGTTCAACAGATTGTAGTACATAGTTCAATCGTAGTTTTTAAGCTAAAATGCGGGCTGAAGTTAACAGAGAAGTTAACCAAGGCTGTCACTATTAACGACCACTTCTATCGCAATATCATCAGGCAGCGTTTCAACGAGCCCATCAAGCAAGCCGAATATTTATACAGTATTATCGAAAGTGAAGGTGATTTAATTGGGTAAAGTACGCATTATTCCTGCCCATCAGCCAAAAGGAAACAGTGTCCATCGTCAACGTAGTCCACAACCTTTTGAAAAGCTCCGGGTAGCTGCTTATTGCCGGGTTTCGACCGACTATGATGAGCAGGCTAGCTCCTACGAAACTCAGGTAGCTCACTACAAAGAGCTAATTCAAAAGGAACCAACCTGGGAATTTGCAGGTATCTATGCTGATGATGGAATCTCCGGAACCAACACCAAGAAACGGGAACAATTCAATAAAATGATTGCGGCCTGTAAAGCCGGTAAAATTGACTTAATTGTCACCAAGTCAATTAGCCGATTTGCTCGAAATACTATTGATTGCCTGAAGTATATCAGAGACTTAAAAGCCATCAATGTTGCAATCTTCTTTGAAAAAGAAAATATCAACACCATGGATGCCAAAGGTGAAGTTCTGATTACCATCATGGCTTCCCTTGCTCAACAAGAAAGTGAGTCCTTATCGCAAAACGTCAAGATGGGGATTCAGTACCGTTACCAGCAAGGAAAAGTATTCGTCAATCATAATCACTTCCTCGGGCTATACCAAGGATGCTCAAGGCAACCTGGTAATTGAACCGAAGAAGCCAAGGTTATTAAACGGATCTTCTATAGCTACCTTAAACGGAATGACTATGAAACAAATCGCCGATTCGCTCAAAGCTGATGGTATCTTGACCTGGTGGCAAAACAAAAAATTGGCGCTCTAGCAGCGTGGCCAAAATCCTAAAGAATGAAAAATACATGGGTGATGCCCTTTTACAAAAGACTTACACCGTTGATTTTCTTAATAAAAAACGAGTGAAGAATGAAGGCATCATGCCACAATACTACGTGGAGAATGATCACCCGGCGATTATTCCCAAGTCTGTTTTCATGCAAGTACAGCAGATCATCAAACAACGACGTAACGGAATCACCACTAAAAACGGTAAGCATAGACGTCTGAACGGCAAATATTGCTTCTCTCAAAAATTATTCTGTGGTAAATGCGGTGATATTCTCCAACGGAACATGTGGTATCGACCAGAAAAAGTAGCAGTCTGGCGCTGCGCCAGTCGGATAAGGAGAAGTAAAATTGGTCGCCGCTGCATGATTCGTAATGTTAAAGAACCCCTTCTAAAAGAAGCCACTGTTGAAGCTTTCAATCAGTTAATCGAAGGCCACGAGTTAGCCAGTAAACAGATAAAAGCAAACATCATGAAAGTCATCAAAAGCTCCAAAGGACCAACACTTGACCAGCTCGATAAGCAACTAGAAGAAGTGCAGATGAAATTAATTCAAGCTGCTAACCAGCATCAAGACTGCGACGCACTAACCCAGCAAATCATGGACCTGCGGAAGCAAAAAGAAAAAGTCCAAAGTCGTGAAACTGATCAACAAGCCAAACTACACAACCTTGATGAAATCAACAAATTAGTCGAATTGCACAAGTATGGCTTAGTTGACTTTGATGAACAATTGGTTCGTCGTTTAGTAGAAAAAATCACCATCTTCCAACGCTACATGGAATTCACGTTCAAAGATGGTGAAGTAATTAGAGTTAATATGTGAAATTTATGGTGTACGGCACTCAGCTATTTTGGCTGGGTGCTGTTTTTTAGTTTATTAATTTTGGCAGATTGAATTAAATTATCTTGAATCAGTCGCCAAGTGTTTCTGGAAATTAGTGTGCGCGTAACCATGAACGCATCAGCTAATTCACTAGCAGTGGCTTGTCCGTGTTGTTCCAGATAGATTAATTTTCCCACTCACGCATTGAGAAACCAGTTGTGGTCAGCCCTTGCATTAACATCTGGTATGCTTGTTTCTGAATAGCCTGTAGGGTTGCTAAGCTCTCAAACAGGATCTTAGTTTGCCGATGATTTAGCATATAATATCATCCTATTCTTTGCGCTGCCGCTTAGTCATTCCAAAGAGCCCTAACAAACTACTCATGGCTAATAGTAATAAGCCACTCAGCGTCATGTGTTGTTGATCAGTTTCACCAGTTTGAGGCAACCGTTGATCCACAAAATTAGTAGCCGCTGCTTGACCAGCCTGAACCGGCTTT